CGTTGTATAACTTAGGTTTGGGAGTGTGAGTCTCTTACGTATTAACTTTGTCTCCTCATTATAGGCGGAATTCATTATACACCTGACTAACTTATTCCAATCTGGCTTAGAGAGCTTGGTGAGGTTGTCTTCTGCTAGTGCTTGCTCTATCAGTGTGGGCATTGCCTTACTAATGTAATACGCATGTTGCTGAGCTGCTCTTGGGCTGGATTTAGTTATGAGCTTAATCTTCTCTATCTCATCCTCTGTGAGGGTTGCTACTTCGACGTTGTTGACTACCTTCCACTCAGCAGGTTGATTAGGGATGTTGTGACCCTCGAACATTATGCCGCTGGTAATAATATCATATGGGCCTTGTGCATCTAAATTCGTAGTCCTCGTCTTACCTATTTTCTTGTTTGGTTGAAAGTAGAAGTGTCGCTTGTTTAGGTTGGTAGTTTGAGTGGTAAACGTATTGTTGATGGAAGGGAATATCTTTGCTAGCTCATCCAGGTTTGCTCCATCTGCGTCGATAACTATTAACTTGTTATCTAGCTGAGTTTTGAGGATGTTGGTTTTTTCATGTGGAGGAGTTCCGTCTGGGTCTGCTCTCTTAGGGGTCTTAACCATGTTCTCATTGTAATACCACTCCCCAGCACTACTCCACTCCGTCTTAGTGATCTCTTGTAGCTTCTTGGCTAATGCAATCATGTGTTAATACTTTCTTACTGGAGTGTGGTTGACTACTGCCTCAAGAAGAGGTCTGAGTATGCTGAGTTTAGGTGCGCTGATGTTTATGCGCTGTGCTACTTCCTTTGAGTTTGTTATATCTATATCTGTGAGTATTTCTTTTGCGTGTTTGAGTAGGTTACTATAGTATTGAGGGTCGAAGTTATTGGTGAGATGTGTTTGCCACTCTTGATACGTCATTGCTTTTCCTTTATAAACATTATAACATTATAAACCTTAATTCTTGCTGTTTAAGAAAACTTTAAGGTTTATAATGTGGTTCATGCTGTTTAATGTTAATTTAAGTCTATCATGCTGTTTTGTAGTTTCATCGAAAAAAGAAAAAATTTATGTCTTTCTATACGTTATAAAATTCTAAAATTATAACGCTAAATGTGTGGAAGGAAAGTGATGTCATCTCTACTTCAACGACTATAGCATCTGTATAACTCGTTAGAATTTTAGAATAGTAGGATCAAGTCGTTTAAGGTTAGTTTAAGCAGAACATTAGAATAAAAGTAAAATTTTATTTAATTAAACTAACAATAAAAAACCACCAAACCCAATTAAATGGATTTAGTGGTGCAGACCGGGTTACTAAGTTACAGTTTTTGGTTTAGTTGTAATGACATCAACGCCAAGTTCAATGGCAAGCTCATCAATAGTCTCACAACCTATGTGCTTGTCTTCTCCAAAGTTTTCAACTTCAACAGGTTGGTTACGAACTTCAGTCGCTTCAGCCAACGCATCGTCATACTCTTCAAACTTAGCAAGTTTCTCTGTCATATCAGTTAGATCACGCGCAGCATCCAGAAGACCGTTTGCTTTACCCTCAAGTGTTTTCGCTTCAGTGTTAAAACGTGACTTGATGTTTTGTGCCTCTTTGGCCAAACCGTGGTGATGATTGAAGTCAGATAGTGGAAACCACTTCTCAGTAGCAGAACAACGACCACCCAACAGAACACCCTCAGAATCAAACAGCTTAGTTGCGATACGTGGCTTACTTTCACCTTTTGCACTTTTAACACAAAAATCAATAGTAAACTGCTCCAAGTTATCTTCGCTCATGTTACCATTTTCAGTTACAAAGGCGAGTGCCCCCAACATTGTTTTTTTAATTTCCGCCATAATATGACTCCTTTTGTTTTTATGTTATAATTATATCATAACATTATAAATAACACCTTAAAGATGTTATTTGTAATGTTGACCTAACTTTTTGAACAATTCATCATCGATCGAGAAATATGAGGCTGTATCAGCAACAGTCACATCCTTATTAAATTCGATTTTATAATATCTTGTATCAATTAGTCGATATAAGATAACTGTATCTTGTGTAGTAGTAGTAGTAACCTGAGTATTCATTATCCACTCCCTTTTCAAATTGTTATGATAATTATATAGTAACTAAACTTACAAACAGATTAAGGATTCCTATTAATATGCGTTGGGTGAGGCAGGTATATATAATGTATTATAATTAGCAGGATCTTCCTTAAATGTCAATAGCATATCAATATTAATGTCATTGTTTAATGTGTATGTAATGATTGCATTAGCTTTATCATGTTACTCCTTTGATACTGATTAAATGATTGAATTAGCATTGAATTTTAAGATTGACATAAGGTGATGAGGGGGGTGGGGACAAGCCGGGGGTTCATATAAATATTCATGCAACTCTGTTGAATCATGCGCCAATTTTGAGTTAATTAAATAAAATTTTATTTACTAACACCACAAATAAATCAAAATTTCAACATACCTAAAACACAATCAAGATCCGCATCACTAACAGTACCGTCATCAAATAGTACATTCATTTTACTACCCACAACCATATAACAATTAAACACATTACAAAAGTCAGTGTATTCATTAACACGGGCAGTCAACACTTCAATATCCAACTCCTCAAAGGGTAGTTCGTGAGTTATAGGAACTACCCATACTTTAGTATCACCACCATAGGTTTGGATGTCAAAACCACAGTAGTATATATTAGACATCAAACGCTCCTCTCGCAGTACGGACCTGAGTTCTCTTCTTCTCCACTTTCTTCTCGTTAACAGTCTTTCCTCTACCTTTGCTAGCCATTACCATCCCGCGAATCGCATCGGCGGGGTTTGACCATTCATTATGTAGTGGCTTGTCTTTCCACACACCAAGTTTATCATCCCATGCTTTAGTATAGTTACGGAAGGTTTCAATAATGTAGTTTAGTGATGCGTCTACATAAATATTAGGTATGTTTTTACGGACTATCTCAATATCGTTTTGCACACTTTTCGTACGGCGTAGTACCTTGGCTCTAACTCCATATGCTCGGAATACATCCAGTCGGGACTTCCCAGACCCTAGATCCCTAACACGGGCATCGTGGGGAAGGAAGGTTTCTTCCACGCGATAAGGACGGGCACGCGTTTCCTCTACATAGTGTAGTATGGCCTCACCACTATTATGATACTCGCCTATTATACGAAGCTCGTCTCCGAATTCTTGGTAGTCAATCCGGACCATCGTGTCATTCATACCTAGGTCGTATACACTCTTTACATCGAGATTTTCATCATACAGCCCTTCCACTATATTGCCAGTTTGCTCACGGAATAGTCGTGCGTAATATGTGCCGTCACGGACAGCGGCGAATGCTTCCTCAGGTGTGCCGGGGTATTCTTGGTGGATGTCGTCGCCAAGCTCACGATATTGTGATACCCAGAAGTTTTTCTGTTCGCTGCTCAGCCGACGGCCAATTGACTCTTCCAGTTTTGAGAAGTAGTTTGCGGCGTCAGCATCAATACGTTGAGGTACCACTAGACTACAGTCAGGATCATCAACCCAGGAGAGGAATACAGGCATGAAGTCTTTTGGGCCTCTAGCCCCAACATGATCGAAGGCAGTGTACCACATGTCGTAGAATGCATTGTTGCGGCCCTCGGCGGTGGACTCTATCACGACAGGGTTGCCTGGTTTGATAGTTTGTAGTGTACCAGTTTTTAGCTCACGAGCTTTGTCAGGAGCTTTCGCAGCGATTTTACCCATTTCTGAAACGTGGAGTCTTTGGAGTGTAGCCGATCTAAAAGAAGTTCTAATGAAGATAGTTGAGCCATTGTTCCATCCTATTGCTTTTGTATTGTCTTGGGAGATAGTCAGGCCCAGGAAGTTTTCAATTGCAGGAGGGAAGTTATCATCTGCAAGCTTCACACGTTCAAGTAGTGTGGCAGCCTCCTCAAGACCCTGTGCGAGCATACCGATTGACAAGTTATCGTTGAATTTTGCGTCATCGAAGTAGGATATGAGCCAGAACGTGGATATGCCCTGCTGTCGTGATTTGAGGATTATTATGCGTGGGTGGCGTAGTATGGCGGCGTACACAATATGCTGGGCTCTGTTCATAGAGAACCGTATTTTGTTTCCATCTTTATCGACGATTTTGTACAGGTTATTCAATCGCCACAGTTTGCTTACTAGGAAGTTACTTATGTAGTCTTGGTCTGATTCCGGCTCACGCTGAAACAGAGATTTGTCTATTCCCAAACCTTTATAGATAATGTTGAAATACTCTTCACTAATAGATAAGGACCATTTCATGATTTCATACTACCTTTAAACATTGATAGTTGTTCGTTGTTTACAGTAGTTTGATTTACTACATTAACAGACATTGCATTTTTGTTGAAGATGCTAGCGTATAGTGTGCCAATACCAGCAGATATGTCTCTCCAGTCTTTAACAGACAATTTTTCATTGTCTGCCAATGTTTCTGCTGATTCAAGTAGTTTAAATACTACGGCGTGGAATTTGGGTTCCAGTTCTTGTAGTCCTATAACACCCGCCACAACCTTGTCTATTTTAGCACAAACTTCAGCTGGAGCTGTTTCTTTTACAGCCTCAGCAATTTCTTTGAGTGCATACTCATCAGTCTTAACAAGTACAGCTATGTCGTTAGTTACGTCTTGCTCATTCTCATGTTTGCGTTTCCAACTAGCACAAGTAGAATAAGGTACATTATACTTACGTGCCAACTCTTTTAAGTCTATTCCAGCCGATATGCCAGCCAACACAAATTGCTTTTTAGTCATGTAGTATTATACATTATATATAATACAATATTAATTAATATTTGCAATTAATTGTATTCTTAAGGAGATTTTAAGGGATAGTATTGTATCATTATGAATGAAAGGTATACACACATGAAAAATGACAATCCAGATAATGCTGTCGTCAACCAGCCTACGCTAGAAGAGAAACTAGAGGTAGCTGAACAACGTCGAAGAGACACTCAGAGTGCTTTTACAAAAGGCCAGATGAAGAATAAAGCTTTGGAGGCTGAGAACGAGAAGTTGCGTCACGCAATCGCTACTGCACCAGTTCCAATCAATGTAACTGCCGATGAGCAAGAAGAGCTGGATACCCTCAGAGATGAGAACCCAGAAGCTTGGCGCCAACGCATGAATGCACTTGAATCCAAGGCAAGGACTGATTCCAATGATGTTCTTGTGGGTCTGACGGGCGAAGCAAGAATTGAAGCTGAGAAATCTTTCGAGATTGAACGACGTGTCCATGTATTGGATGAGTTTAACAAGGGGCTTGAAGGTTTCGAGATTACTGACGATTTAATCCGAAATGACATTCCTCCTCGTATTCTTAACAAGATGGATAAAGGGGATATCACCTTTGAAGAATTTTTGAAGGAAGTAGTTCAGTACGTCACTACTGAAAAAAAGGTGCTTGACGTCAAAGCATCTGAGAACCCAAACATGAACGCAGTTGGTGGCGGACACAAACCGTCTAAAGCACATATGGAAAAGTCAGTAGTTGATAACTACGCTTCCATAGTATTTTAAGGAGTAAACCATGGCTACAGGTGTAGTTGCGATTGGTTCTGATCTCGAACGTAAGAAGTGGATGGTAGAGGGGCTTATTCAAAAAGCTTCACAGTCTTTTTGGGCTGCTTTTACTGGTACTACTGATTCTGCGATTGTTTTTCAGGCAAATAACATTTCTTCCAAAGAAGGGCACACAGTTGTTTTTGACTTCCGTGGTAACCTTACTGGTAAAGCTATCAAAGGTAAAAACACTGCCTTCGGTAAAGGTGAGCAAAAACGTAAATTCAGCGACTCAATCACGGTAGATCGTTATCGTCTTGTTGTTGACAATGGTGATAAGTTTGATGGTGTTAACATCGGTGACTTGTCTATTAATGAACACAGTGACTCTCGTTCAAGTCTTGCAGACCTGTTTATTCGTTGGAAAGATCAAATGCTGTTTGATGTTGCTCAGGGTTGTATTACTCGGGCCACGCATGTATACAAACTTGGTACAACTTTCAACTATAACTCGTTGATCGCTCTTGAAGGCGCACTTAAATCTGGTAAAGGTTTTGTTACTAGTAATGGTAAGTCAACCACTAGTGCTGGACAACGTCGTCGTCTTGACCCGTATCGTCTTGAGAATGGTGAGGATATCTGGCTGTTTATTATCGACAGTAAGATGGCTACAGCACTTAAGAGTTCTGATGGGTACCAAACACTTCTGCGTGTTGCAGATCTTCGTGGTCCGAATAACCGCCTTATCAAAGGTGTAATTGGTCAACTTGGTCGTTTGGTAATTGTTGAAGCCTCTGATTTCTTCGGTGGTAACTATGATGAAGCAGAAGAGCAACTTGCTACAGTGACTCTTGAGTCTACTGAAGTTGAAATTGCTGGTCTTCGTAAGTATACAGCGTCTGCAGATTCTGCTGAGTATTGGGAAGGTACTTCCTCTTACACTGAAGCAACTGCGGCTAACTGGTTCTCACGTGGTCTTGTTATGGGTGGTTCAGCTCTTAAACTTGCGTTTGGTAAAATGCCAGATTACAAGTTCCAGGAATCAGAAGACTTTGGTATCAAAACCGAATCTGCTGTTGAATACTGGGTTGCGGCTGAAAAAGTTAAACTGGCTCTTGAAAGCGGTATTGCTTACAAACAAGCTAAAGTTGATGACCTTGATTACGGTGTTATCGCCGTTGACTTGGCGCACGGTTAATAGGAGGCTATGAATGGCTGATTTGAAACGTACTGGTCGTAATAACCAGAAACGCGGTGTAAGTGTTTTCACTTCTGAGATAATGGCTACGGCTGTTGCTCAGGACGATACCCTTGCAACACTTCCTGCCGGGTCGGTAGTTACAAATGCATATGTAGTTGTGACAACTGTTTCCGGTACTACTACTGATACAGTTGACATCAAAGTTGGCTCAACAGTAGTTGGTAATGAGTGTGTAGTTGGTGTGATTGGACTGGGTGTCGGTACACCTGCTCCTACATACTTTGGAACTGGTGGTGATATCTCAGTTGTGTCTGGTGCTGATGCTCCAGATACGGCTGGTGAATATCGTGTTGTAGTTGAGTACGTTGAACTCAATAAAACAACTGGTGAGTACACCAACTAATATCGAGCCCTCTTAGGAGGGTTCTTTTATTAGGAGCATTTAATGAGCACAGTACAAGAAATAGTAACTGACGCAAGACGTACGCTATCTGACCCAGATGGTAAGGCTTGGGATGATCCGAGGCTAGTGTCACTTGTTAACAAAGGCTTACGTAGGATTGCTGACAAGACTAAGTATCTTAAATCTGAAATTTATGTTGGTCTGGAAGAAGGGTTAAACTATTATGACCTTTCTACCATTGCATATAAAATCACACGTGTTGAATATAACAGATCTCCTTTAGGTTTTGTTACTCACCAAGAGATGGATGGACTGCAATCAAAATGGAGTGCTATTTTTGGTACTCCAGAGCTAGTTATTTATGACAAAGCAATACCTGGATTCTTTAAAATCTACCCAGCTCCAGGTGCATTACCTACATTTACTTCTGAAAGAAGTTCTGACTATGGTATCATTACAGATATCAGAGGTGTGGAGTTTGCAGAGCTTAATACAGGTGTTTCACTTGATGCTGAACTTACGATGGAAGACGCATTAAAAGTTTATTATGTGAAGAAGACAATTGTAGCCGAGTTAACTGACGAGATTGAAATGCCCATTGATTTGGATGAGGCGTTAGTGCATTATGTGGCCGGTAGAGCTCTAAGAGATAACAAAGATACTCAAAACCGTCAAATGGGCAATGAGGAACTTGGCTTGTATGAAGAGTCAATGGGTAACTACATCAAGGGTTTAAACAGCAACAATGTGCATAGTGGTGCACACAAAACAGCTTATCAGGGAGCATTTTAATGTTTAAAGCTATATTAGAAGTAAATCTAGCTGGTTATGAAGATTTAGAGTTAGGTTATGGTTCAACCACTCAAGATCGAAACGGTAAAGAAGTCAGCATAACTAAGATTAATGCTGCTGGTTTACCTTGGAAGACACTTGCAGGTGACACACTTGAGGATGAGTTATCAACTTACCCTTCTTCACTTGAAATGTACAATACAGGTATTTACAGGGGCGGTGAACCTTCTTTAAATGTAGATGTAACTAAGCTCAGTATAGATCCTACTACTTATGTTATTCAGGGTGTACCTTATTCATATGCAGGAACAACTGACTTACAGCCTGACTTTACTGCGGGTAAAAGCGCTAAGCATTTGGGCCTTGATTCAACTGGACTGGTTCAGCAAGACACTTCTTTCACTACTGAACAGAAACAAACCATCTTGCCTATCTGTCGTTGCCAAACAATACAAGGTCAAACAGGTCCTGGTAGTGACATGAATACCCCATTGCATACACACTATCACATTGGTGAGAATGGTTGGATTCGGCGTTTATGGCTTGAAAATACTATTGGTACTCTTTACGCTGAAGGTGGTATTTTATCCAAGAGTGGTACTGCTCTTCAAATAAATCAATCAGATGGTAGTTTCTACAATTCACAAGGGCATGAATTTGAGATAACTGCTGCTACAAATATTGAAGCTCTTGAAGTGTATCATATATCAGGTACTTGGGCAATACAAACAAAAGCCACTCTTGTTATAGATACAGCTTATTATGATAACGGTACTGACCTTACAGCTATTTCTAATAACAAGTGGGTATCTCATACACTACTAAAAAGTCCAAAAGCGGATGATGAATTCTTCCTTATTTACTCACAAGCTGAATATGCAAGTCAAGCCGTCGCGGAAAGTGCTGGTTCTGACTATGGTTTGTTTGTTAGTCAGGCAGCATCTGGGTTGTTTGCTGTTGCAACCATAGTTGTGCAAGAAGGTGCTTCTGTTATTACAACCATAGTTGATAGACGACCAAAATTCGGTAGTCAAAATGAAGCTATACTGGGTACTGCAAACCTACAGCAAATATTTGATAATTCAATTACACCTGAAATAGTCACTGATTTAGTTCGCGCGGCATTAAGTATTAAACGGGGTACAGCGGCAGATACGGATAATGTATTTGAGATACTTAATGGTTCAGGAGATACAAAAATTGGTTTAACTGGTGAAGGTAACATCACTTTAAATGATGCGACGCCTGCTGTGACTCTTGATACTACTGCAACAACATTTGCTACCGCAATTAATGAGTTGTTGGCTTCAATTACTTCTGCCAT